CCCAAATTTTTATTTCAGCAAGGTTGTCATCTGTAGATTGTTCGTGTATCCATTCGATATCTTTCTTGCCTGCTTTGAGACTATTTCGTTTAAAAGGTACATGGTCTCTGTATTGGCATTTCCATCGCTTCATACCATTAGCACCCCATAATGGAATAACAGAAGCTATAGTTACATCATCTACTTCATAGAAGTATTCCCAGTAACCACCTTCGTTTCTTTTTTTATTCCATAAGTCCATTTGACTTAGCCATCATTAAATCTATCCAACGTACGGTTGCAATACCCATATTTTGTAAAAACTTTACACCCTTATTATCCCTGTACTCTTCATTAAAGACAACATATTCAATGTTTGCTTGAACAATCATCTTTGCACAATCCATACATGGCGAATGTGTTAGATATAAACCTGCTCCTGCTGTTGACTCTGGACTTGCAGCTGCTTTCATTAATGCATTAGATTCAGCATGTAAAACTTCTTGCTTTGTTTTACCATCTTCTTCACAGGTGTTATCAAACCCTGCAGGAGTTCCATTATAACCATAACTAATAATACGATTATCTTTCACAATCACAGCACCAACTTGAAGTCGTTTGGCATGAGACATCTTAGATGCTTCATGAGCTGTTGTCATGTAAAAGTTTACATATTTTAGCTTTGGGAAGATTCCGTCTTCCATGTATCTGCAACCTTCTCAGCTTCTTCCATAGACTTTACAGTTTGTTGACGAAGCTCATGTCCATCAACTACTTGTCTCACGATGTATACTGTTTCAGCACCATCTGTTTCTGAGAGGAAAGGAATAATATTGATACTCATTTCTTTTTCCCTATGTTATACTTAGGAGTCAAAGTCCAATCATCTTTTTCCTTATATGGCAGAACCTTGATTCTGCTAATAGGACAAATTGGATCTTGTGACTTCTCACCTTCTACTAATTCAACCAAACCCCATTCGTCAAGAAGATTAGCAATTGCATTACGTCTTGCAATATCTTCCTCGCCGAAGTTGGCAGGCTTTCCATCTAGTGCAAACAACTCTTTGAAGTGCACTATAAAATATCTTCCTTGCTTATGCAAAATATGACAACTCTGAAATAGAGTTTTATCTTTACGGGAGGCTACACCGATACGTGTAAGAGTTTCTCTGACTTTAAGAAAGTCATCGTCTGATCTGAGACGAATCTCGATCATCTGCTCAAGCTCTTTCATTTCATTCCACCTTTGTCCAGTTTTATCCGGATCTTGTTAATTTGTTCATCAGTAAGAATATCCAAAACTTCTTGAGCACGTTTCACATTGTACCCATAATATTCTCTAATCAGGTCGAGTTTAGTGTCAGGATAGTCTCTATCAGACTTCCGAAACCTTTTTTTCTTCCTAGTACTATTTAGTAAATAGTCATATTGGAGGCGCTGATCGAGCTCATGGTAACGATTCAACTCGTTTGCTTGGAATACCGTATCAATATAGTTGCAGCAAATACGATTGACTACAAAGGTGCTATATGGCCACTCTGGCTCATACGGATCTTTCTTATATGTTGCCATATTGAATATGGCGCCTGGATTCACATTCATTACCAATGCCTCAAAACACCTGCTATAATGAAGAAGCAGGTAGCCCAGTTAACTAATTGTAGAACCATTCGTATGTAAAGTCCACGTCTAGCTTGCTCCATAGTCAAGATAGGAACTTTTGGTTCATCTTCATCTGTGCGTCCGATATAGTAATCCAGAGCACGTGCCATAACTTTTTCCCACGTACGATACTCAATCATTAGACCAGTCTCTCGTAAGATTGTTGTAGTCTACAGCTGCCTCCAGAATCGTCATCTTGTAGTTAAGATGTCTGTCAGCTGTCTTCAGTAATGCTGATGTATCTTTCGGAAAGCAGTGACCTCCAAAGCCACGTTCCTCTGTCACATCCATGTGGCTGTTACCGATACGCTCATCATGCTGTACAAGGTCTTTGACATTGTTGTAGTCAATGTAAGCTCTATCACACATCTCCTCGATCTGGTTGAAGAATGCAACCTTCGTTGCCAGGAATGTGTTTACACAATACTTCATCATAATCAGTTCTCGTGGATCACGACTGAACATTCGACGACCCTCTTTCCAAAGGAGACTAGCCCAGAACACATCATCGCCACCACCAAAGTAAAGTGTCTTAGCATTCTCAAAGTCTTCCAATGCAGTAGCTGCTCGCAAGAACTCTGGACTAAATGTAATGTCGTGATTGAAGTTACGTTCAATATATTCCCAGCCCTCAAGTGAGATTGTACTCTTAATCAGGACAGGAATATCTTCTGGAACCTTCTTCAGAGCATCATATACATTCTCCATATAACACTCGCCAGTTTTAGACTGAGGTGTTGACACAGCAATGATAACAGCATCAGGGTCACCCGGATCTGTCAGATCTAATGCTGGATCAACGATTGTAATATCATGGTCATGCTTCAACACATTCTCATGTGCCTTGCCAACAAAACCATATCCAAAGATAGTTATTTTAATTGACATTCTATCATAATCTCCGTAAGCATAGCGACAAGGTTGACTTCTTCATCTGCAACAAATGCAGCTTTGTGTTGGTAGTCAGCAAGGATAAGAATCATCTTAGCTGTGTTCGCTTCATCATAATATTCGTTGGCCTGCTCGTAAAACTTACGAACAATATCTGCGGTAGAATAATTAGTTTTCGAAACCCATTTACGAAGGTCATTGAACTTTTGTTCCTTCATAAACTCAATAAGACTCTTGATAGATAAGTCCTTACTGAGAGACATAACACCAGTATCGATACCACCATTAGCAGCATAGCGTTGCAAGTCATTCAGAGTACGACGGAAGTCAGGATATGTATCAGCGACGAAGTGTGCTACTACTTCCTTGTTGTACTTGACTTGTTCATCGTCAAGAATAGAACATACACGCTTAAAGAACTGAGCACCCATTGCACTCTTATCTTCTTTACTATGTGTAAAGTCTACAATACTACAACGTGAATGTAGAGGTCCGATAATCTTATCTTTGTAGTTGCATGTAAGAATGAACCCGCAGTTCTTTGCAAACTCCTCCATGAAGTTACGCAATGCAGGTTGAGTAGACTGTGCATTAAGATAGTCAGCCTCATCCAAGATAACATACTTACGTGAGCCGGTCAAGCTGACAGAAGATGCAAACTGCATAATATCATTACGCAGTGTGTCGATGTTACCATTCATCGATCCATTAATCACCAGGAAGTCACAGCCCAGTTGATTACACATAGCCTTAGCTACTGTAGTCTTACCAACGCCAGGACCACCAGTCAAGATCAGATTAGGAATGTTATTCTGATCTACAAATTGTTTGAATACTTGCTTTAGACTGTCTGGAAGTATGCACTCGTCAACAGTCTGCGGTCGATACTTCTCGACCCATAAAAATTGTTCCATAATATACTCATCACGTTATTGATACTTACTAGAATTTTCAGTAGCAACCCAATATTGCAGACTACCACCAGTCTGCTGAAAATGTACTATACCATCTGAGCTAAGACGAACATCATAGCTACCTGGTGCTAGTTTCATGTACTCTACCTTGATAATGGCAGAGAACTCAACAGGAGAATCCAATGCTTCTCCAACCTTACGTTCAAACGTATTTGATGCTGTGTTCTTACTGTCCTTAGCTGTAACTAAGATATCACCAGCGCGACTCTCAACAACCAACTCAGGAACCTGTAATACATTGGCACCTTTCATAATCGCAGCTAAGTCATGCTCCGTCAAAGTAAACTCTGCAATAACATTATTGACAGGAATCTCATTGTCAGGTGGGGTCATGATAAGCTCCGGTTCACAATAGAAAAACTTTGACTGCTGAGTACCTGACTTGATTGCCACATAATGATCCGTGAAATATAAGTCAGGTTTAGTAAACAAGCTCAGCGTTCCAAGGAATCTTGGAAGGTCATAGATACCAAACTTGTTCGGAAAGTCCTCTTCAACTAATGCGTGTGATAGGATTGTCTTAGATGGTGACGTCACACGGATCACTTGACCTTGCTGAATAACAATAGAAGGATTAATCGTTGCAAAGTTTTTCAGGATTTCAATTGTTCTCTCAGACAGCTGCATAACTACCTCTGTTTAACTTTAGATACATCTGCTGTAGCCACAGCACCAATCTGTGCAAGGTCTTGAAGTGAACCACCAAACATAAACGCACCCATGTGTGTCAGACGCATCCACGGAGCCAACCAAATCTTAGCACCAGCTTCGCGAGCCCACTGACAGAACATATAGTCTTCAGATAGATAGCGATTAGTCTTCGGATCGACCAACGCATCAAAGTAGAGACTAATCTTACGAGAGCCATCAAAGTGTTTTGTACGAACATGGTCTGGTGTATACTTCATAGAGTCACCATAGTATTCATCAAACTTCTCAAAAGCTGAGCGCTGAATCATCATAAACCCTGTACCAGATTCTAGAACCTCTGCCAACTCATCTAGTTTAATCTGACCACTACCATCAGCAGGGTTAAACACATAATCACCTACAAATGCTTCAAGACGATTTGGATCTTCGTCTGCAAAGCCTTTGTTAACAGCTTGTACAATTTTCTCCCATGCAATAGTCTTCTTAGGATATGGACCACAGATAATGTCTTTATCACTACCAGGGTCAGCCAAAGCTGCTAGAGCAAGAACATCGTTCGGATCGAAACCAATGTCAGAGTCAATAAACATCAAGTGTGTACAGTCACTACGCATAAACTCATCAGCACAATAGTTACGTGCACGAGTAATCAACGACTCATTGAATAGATACCAGAAGTCAACTTCAACACCATGCTTTGCAGCATTCTTAGCAAGTTCAACAGAACTACGAGTGTATGTTCCAGCGCACTGGCCGCCATACATTGGCGTTGCGACCATAATTTTACGTTTGCGGAGTTCCGCAATATCAATTGTAATATCAACCATTATCTTTGTATTTCTCATCATGTGCGCTGCCAGTACCATAGTCCCCATCATAGGAACTGACTGATTCAGCTTTGAATAAAAGGAATTGACCAAGTCGCGTACCCTTCTTGATACGAGCAGGGCCACAAGTTACGTGTAAGCAGCCGGCCATCACACCTGCATAACCAGAGTCATACAAACCAGATGTAAGGAACAAACCGTTACGGTTCAGAGTTGATCGAGTGATTACCCAACCAGCTTCTCCTTCTTTGATGTCAATGACACCTTCGAAGATTACTTCATATCGTTTACCTGCTTCAAGTTCCCAGTATCCTTCTTTAGTAGATACTGCATGTGAACCTCTATGCTCTTTCTTCTCCTCATCAATAAGAAAAGGTGTATCGTCAATCTCACGTAGAGATTCGACACGCAAGTCAAGAGCGTTCGGTTGTATTTGTTCTTGGGTAAAACGATTTAGATAACTCAGAGAGTTATTCGATGCAAGGTGCACCATACTAACAGATTGTGTCATTATCTACCTCATCACATTCATCTGCATACATCATCAAAATAATATAATGCATGGCTTTCAGAAGGTCAGCTTTATTCTTACCATTCTTACGACCATACCGGGCAAGATACTTAATCGCTGTATCTCGAGCCGTTGTATTCAACGTGCCCATACTCTGCCATACATCAACTACTTGAATACCTTGGTTAACATAATGTTGACCGTAAGTAGAATCAATATAGTTTACAAGGTCAGAAATATATTCTGCCTCGTTATACTTATACTTCTTCTTATCAAAATCTAATAGTTGGATCACTTTATCATCACTCATCCATAATCTCCTTAATAATGTTATCCGATGGTTCCTCTATAATCTGGACTGCGCTATCCCTTACAAATCCATATCCAGCTTTAGGTCCAAAGTAAGCATAACTGCTTAATGCAGGATAGTATCTGTGTAGATGATACAACTCACCACGATACTTTCCTATCAACGGTGGTTCGTACTCTTGATACTCGTCTAGTTTTCCCACAGATAACCCCACACCAACTGGTCGATGTGTTTCATATTACGCTTAGCTTTCTCAATAAGTTCAGTATCGTCTGTCTTGAAGTTAAAGTCAACTTCTTTTTCAAACTTACCATCAACTAATCCAGTAGGACTGCTATCAAACTCAAGACCATTCAGACCTGCCCATACTGCAGCTGATGAATCCCACGTATCAATAAACTTACGGAACGGATTCATAAACATAATCTCATTAGGACCATCAACCATACCAAGGAAGTGAAACTTCTTACCGTTGTATCTTGCAGTACTAGGTGCAGGTGAGCTTGCTAGCTCGTACATCAAATTCAGCCTAGACGTAAAGCGCTGTAGTTTGTTATCCTTTTCGATCCCACCAAACGCATTGGGAACACCAAGAATAGACACACCAATGTAATCAACGTTATCTGAATAACACCCATACTTAAATCCTTCAAGGTAGTCATCCATGTCTCCGATTTTACTCTGCGGAACATAAAATGTTTTGAATCCTTCTTCTTTGAGTTCTGGTCCCATACGCTCTGCAGCTTCGATAGTCTTTGCAGATTCTTCGCCAGGATAGTCTGACATTACAACATAGTCAGCACTGATCCGTTCACCCATAGTAATCAGTTTATCACTGTCATACATAGGACGACCTTGTTTGTACATCTCGAATGCACTGTTATCCATAATGATAGTACAGTCATACTTCTCCTTCTGCTCTAAGTAGAAGTCAACATATGACTGGTCTTCCTCAATCAGATGAGCAAGAACAAGATGGACAAGTCTTCCATCTACTAAGTCTAGGTGCGGTGTAGGAGCAATATGGCAGAACTGCGGCTTGCTCTTCTCTATTTCAATTAGTCGTTTATCTTTCATAATATACCTTATACCATAGTTATCGTTTAAATACAACACCATGTTTTTCTAATAATGGTCTAACATAGCTTTTCTCTAATAGGAGACCAAATCCTACTTCATTTCCAGACTGTTGTCCTGAATAGTCAGGAAGACTATCAACAAGTTTAATTTGTTCTTCATTTGTTAAACGCTTAAGTTTATTGAAGTCAGCATATGCGGGGTGATCAAGAGAAGAACTAAAAAGATTTAACTTACCACGTTTACTTTTTTTCTGGAAGTTTGGCCACATTGCTTGATTATAAAAATCTGCTAGCTCTCTAGCTTCTTCGAAACTTTTTATATCCGTGTCGTCGTCCTTTTCCCATAAATGCATTTTGTCCATACTGTTGTGTGGAAATCTATAACCCCATTTCTGATATTCTAAATCAAACTGAGATAGATATACAAATTTAGCTGCGTCTCTCATTGCAGGACTCGATATAAACAAGGGCTGTGCCTCAGCAAAATCCATAGGAGAATCCTCACTCATTAACCATGCACAATCATCATGAATATCTTGTTCATTCTGATAAGGTAAACCAAAAATTAAACCTGGGTCATTACAACATTATCACCCCAGCATTCTCTGGCTTTATGTAGCATATCTTTGATACGATCAGGATCCATCCCTTTACCAATTACTTTACCAGCAGCTTGTGTGTATGTTTCAATACCAAAGAAACAATGCATGATACCCATATCACGCAGCAGTTCTATCTGCTCGGGTTCATTGACCACCATCTCTGCTCGAAGATAACACCAGAAGTTTATTTCAAAAGGAAGTGATTGAATTACTTCATTGTAATATCTAAGTTTATCTGTACTATCATTGAACGTATCATCAACAATCATGTACTTATGAGTGCCCCATTTTTCATAATTTTCCATTAACTCATTACGAAAACATTCTTGAGTCTTCCAATTCTTAGCAAGATCTTTACGTCCAATCAACGGAAAACTACAGAACTTACATGCAAATCTACAACCACGAGAACATTCAATAGATAAAATTTCTTGAGGTGTGATAAAATCATTCTCTGTATAATTTGTTGCTCCACTACAAAAGTCGTATTTGGTAGCATGTGGATCTTCGCTAATGTAGAAAGGAAAACTATCCGGATCTTGTGTATAGGCAACGATAGTGCTTTCAGCATAGCCTGCCATAATATTATCTATCAAAGGTCTATAAATTGGACTAATTTCAACTGCCTTAGCCATGGCAGGACCTTTTGTACCTCCTAGAAGAATCTTAGTCTTAGGATTACATGCTCTAATATGTTCTAGTATATAAGGCAACTTACCTACTTTTGGATCTGCAAAGTTAGTAAGCGGTTGTTTAAGCATGTCATATTCAGCGGTACGGATAGGCACTCTACGTTGGTCAAAGCCCATATCTGTACCAAGCTGTGACCACGTTGAAGACCAACCAACAAATATTGTGTTCTCACCAATAGTAGCTGTAAGCAAGTCAAGAAAGTTACCCATCTTCCAGTACTCCATAAAGTCAATGACTAATGTACTGAAACCAGCAGATCTTAACACTGTGGCTACTTTATGGGGTCCTATTGATCTACTTTTGATACCATCGTGTGCGGCACTTGCAAATATAATGCAGTCATACGTCATACGTTACTTTACAAC